AAGGGCGCGCTGGGCGGGGTAAAACCCCTTGTAGGGATTGAACTTAACTACAGCATTGCACGTTAACTTGATTTCTTTCGCTTCAAGATCAGACATCTTTCTAATATCCAAGAACTTGTTCATAAAATCAGAGTTAGAGAAATCGATATAGAAGTTTTCATCTGCACTGTCAAACTCAGTACCGGGAATTGTAAACTCTCTCTGATCATCTATAGCGCCGTCTTCATAGTCATCTAGTCTCTCGCTAATTCTATATTCCGGCACCACTGAGTAGCCGCGGCCAAGGAACTTCAAGTCGTTCTCTTTGAACTTATCATAATCATTATAAAACGGCTTTGAGGCTGCCGATACAAAATGCATTGTCCTTGTCCCGTTGGCGTCTCTGGAGGCTGAAAGATACCCTGCTGTTCGGGGGGCATCCCAAAATGCCTCTCCCGCGCCAAGGCTGGCGGTCCTGTGTCCCCAGTGTTGGGATGCACTAATACTACTAGAGGCGTACTTCTGCTGCGGGTTCATTCCGCCAAAATCACCAAGCATCCAAACTGAGCACGAAACGTTTTGATAATTTTGTGGATTAATCGACAGCGGAGAAGCTAGTGTTTGTTTTCTGCCGTACAGGGCTCCGGCGGCAAGGCCGGAGCGGGTCCAGAAATCATAGTATAGGGATCTGCCATCGCCCCAGTTGTAATAGGTCTCCAAGGGGTCGTCCCCATCCGGAGCAGCATTGGTGGCGCCATACCTTGAGGATGATTGATGTAGCCAGCCATATGTGTTTTGAAGTTCGCCGGCTATTGGAGTATCTACGGCGCCGGCTTCCCATGGCTCAAGTGGGCCGCGGCCGTAGTTTTCGAGCCACGCGGGGCCGCCCTGCCGGATACTGTAATAAAGATAACTGAGGCCCTCCGCGTAGATGCAACTTGCCGAAGTTCTAGTGAGGAAGTCGCCAGGAGCATCAAGTGGCCACGAACTCTCACTTAAGTACGCCTTGACTCCCATGGAGTTGCCCTGCTTTGACTGTGGGACTGTAATGGCGCCCAGAACATCCATCGCGTCGGCACCATCGCTTTGAAGCTTGATTCTTTCTTTTGGATCATCTCTCCAGTATTTGTTATCATATCCATATCTAAATGATGTTGTTGGAGAGAATTCATTCTTAAGTGACGGGAACACACACTCTTTATAGTGAATCCAGTTTAAGGTGACTTTGTTGTTGTCTTTAAGAGAAACAAGTTGCTCAAATGGTGTGATTTGGCTCTTTATAGCTTGATCGATATCGAAGTGGCTATCTAGCGACTGGCTGTTAAAATAGATGAACTCGTTGTTGTATGACGTCTTTAGGGTCGCGTTTGTGGTCTTGGTTATCACTTGGTTGCGAAGTGTTTGTTCTGTCTTGTAATCAAGGTTAAGGATAACTGGGCGCCCCTTCATTGAGACTGGGCGCAAAGCAAACTCTTGCGGTGTTCCCGGGGTCTTATATTCGACCATCAGCTTGTTGTTCTTTCTCTGGTCGTAAGCAACGGGGTGATCTGCTTGTCGTGCTTGTGCGAAGGTGCCGTAACCGTATTGGCCGTTGCGCTTCCACATGAGCATATTAAAGTAACGAGCGCCACCGCCGTAGTCGCCTCTTGAATTACTGACCATCGTCCAATTTCTATATTGCTTTACTATATCATTTGTCGGCCAATCCAAGTCATCAGTCGCCACGCCGTTACCCCGAGCATTGCGAGAAAGCTGAGTGCCCGTTATAAAGTCTGCGCCACGAGAAATCATGGGCCACCCTAACGTGCTTGTCGAACTGCTTAATGGTTCATAAATGTTGATATTGAGCTGATTGCACGGCTGAGGCACAAAGCCCTTATAGCCCGCCGCAATCGCATAGGGGCGGTCGTACGCCCCCCATCTTTCAGACTGTCCTATGCGATGATCTTGACCCGGTGCCACCTTGCCGGCTACGTACTGACCATATATGATTGAACCAAGTTCGCTAGCACTCACAAAGTTGAAGAATGCCTGTGGGCCATTTGTATAAGAACTAGAGAACATTCCGGCGTCTGTGCCTGCTATCGGCATGTAGCCAGTAAATCGATGATCATTTAGCGGATCGTGAATGGCGCCAGTAATCCAAGCATATTGCTTATCGGAGCGCGGGATCGGGTGTTGTACATAGAAGTTGTCGTAGTAAGAGCTGCTTTCGTATAGCTGACGTGGGCGAATCGGCGCATAGGTTCCTGTAAAGTGGGCCGGATGTCCTGTGGTTACCGTGGCCAGTGACGCCGAGAACCATGAGCCGGGGTTTGAGTTTGTCTCGACCCCGTTCCAAAATGCAAAGTGGTTATTTCCACGCACATCATACACTGTGTGTGCTTCTCCGAGAAGCGCTGTTTGGCTATAGCCAGACGACATCGCTGTATTCGAGCCGCTTAAGTCGTACAGACCTGCATTGCCCTCTACGCCTTTTGCGTCTCCCATTCTCAGCCATGTCACAAGATTGTCCACTTTCGGTGCAATCGCTGAAGATGTTAAGTTGATAAGGGAAGCCTCGTTATAAATTTGAGCAATTTCAGCAGCTGAAAGAATTGTGTCGTACATCGCTACTTCTGCGATTCCTATATTTTGCCATGGGCGCGCGTCGGTGGTGCCCGCATTACCGGCACCGATGGCCGATCTTCCACCATTGAGGGAATTGATCAGTGTCATGGGCCCGCCGGGCTCGTTTTCTTCCGTTGTGGTATCGGCGACACCATCGACATAGAATATTGGATCATTCTTCTCGGAGTTTCCATTAAAAGTAACTGCGATGTGATACCAGTTACCGTCTTGGAGTTCGGTTGAGCCGACCCACCTACCATTGTTGATGGCGTTATACATTGTCAGTTCCTGGTGTGGATTACCCCCGTTAATTCGCCACATAAGCGCGGCCTTGTTGGATGTGCCGGTCTCCATCCCTAAAGAAATCAAGGCGCGATCATTACTGTTGTCTTTTAACTTGTTAAACCACATGACGAGAGTCCATGATTGCGAAGTTGTCCAGGATCCGGCTTTTGTGATAGCGCCGGAATGATACAACTTCATATCGTTGCCGGACGGCGTATTTGGATCTTGCCAAAGTAATGTATGATCGTTAACGGCGCCCGTGTTGTAATTTACTGTGCTTCGTACTCCCTCTGGGCCCAATTTTAACCTAGGCAGGCTGTTTCTGTGAACCTTGTGATACCCGGGATATTTGAGGGAGCCGTCTGAGCCCGGGCCCCAGAACTGAGTATTACTTGTCTCTCTTGGCCCTCTCGATGCATTGTGCCATGCGGCTGCTTCGTCAGAGGAAAGAACCGAGTCCCATACGGCTACGTCTGAAATGCTTCCTGACCAAGAGCGATTGGCGGTGTAGTTGTTTCCGATAAAGCAGTCAGCGTTGGTGGCAATTCCGTAATAGCTTCCTGCGAATGTACCATTATAATGACTGAATGACGCAGAGGCGCCGTCTATATAAATTATGGGCGGATTTGTGGTTTGGTAGTTCTCGAATGTTACCATCACATTCTGCCATGTGTTCGGTGTTGCTGAGCCGGTATCGGTGCCCCAGTGCACAAAGGCGCTATCAAATTTAGCTGCGAACACATACCTCCACGTTGACCGGTCTACATACAAGATCACATCATTACCAAAATCGAGGGCGCGCGGGTATTTCTCGGGGCTGGACATTGCGCCATCGACGTGTTCCAATGCAAGCGCTCCGGAGTTGTAGTAAACGCGAGCACCAAGAGTGAACTTTCCGCTAGCGCCTGCTCCATTTCCAATGATGGGGTCCCAATCTGTTGATGAGCCTATACAAATAGAGCCGCCGGTAGCGGTATTATCGCAAGGGCCGCTAACAAAGTTAAAGCTCGACGTCTGAATATAATGGGATGGGCCATGGTTATCAGTCCAGACTGGCTGGTAATGTTTTATGCTAGTGAGGTCGGTTTCGGTCCACGAAGCAGTGAGCGAAGGATAGTAAGCGATTGATGCCGTAGCCGCTCGATTTTCGACATAACCCGCGTTGGATGCGGATGTCTTAAGGCTCCACCACGCGCGTAAGTGGTCGGCGCCTCTATAGATCTTTGAGTCTCCGTAGCCAATAAACGGCTTCGTAAGACTATAGGTGTCGCGTAGGCCATCGGGAGTGTATATCAGACTGTCGCGACCAAAGCGTGCGGTGTGTCGCGAGAGGTGGGACCTCAGACCATAATCCATTCCATGAATGTCAAAAACACGAATACCGGGACCACCAACGCCAGTAACTTCAGAAATGGTACCTCTGGGTCCTTGAGACGGCTTAAGGATGGTCATGTTACGATAACGCGTGGCATTGTAGACTGAAAACTCGTCTGATCTAAAGTCTCTATAATTTACCTCAAGGCCGCCTGGATTAGAGAATCTCGATTTAAAAACAGACTTGTTTTCTGTGCCGGTGAGGTATGACAGAGAGTATTCGTCCACAAACTGGAATCCAGCTGTGGTTCCAGAAAGGTCGAGGGCTGGGTCAATGTTTTCCCGAGAAGCGGATAAGATTGCCGGGGAGGAGCCAGACAGGGCGCGCCCCCGTCGAATATCAAGGAATGTTCTAATATTTGTAGTGTGTGAAGATGAATTTGCAAATGCTCTCGCCGGTAGATCTGGCTGGCCATTAATCTCGGCAAACTGTCTTGGGTTATTCCATGCGCCCACAGTCTGTACAATCTCATAGTTATTGCGATAGTTTCCAAGAATAGTGGATCCTGTACGCATGCGAATGTTCTTAAAAACATATGGGGTTTTTGCCGTAAAGTCGCGATAATACACAGCTTTTTGAGAAGCCGTCATTGGATATGGCGCTATGCCGGGCTCGTTGGCTTCTGGCCATGGATAATCTGGCGCCACCATCCCGATGGAGCCACTTTCGTAGGCAGTGCCGCTGTCGGGGCCGGTGGTACTACAGTTGCCGAGCAAAATCTTCCATGCTTCAGGACGAGTAGTGTAGTTGTCTAAGCCATTATATTCATCGCTCTTATTGGCGTCATAGATGTTCAAACCAACATGTCTGGATTGGTGGCCGCCGGCTGCATATTCCGACCATGTCGTTTGCATCGGGCGTTCCATGTCTTCGCCATATACATCATTATGAAGATTGGTGATTTCAATGCTAGCGGTGACTCGATCAATGACGCCGCTGTTAAAGCCGGAGATGACCGATGAACTCATAATGTTGAACGGGAACGAGAATGTAGACTTTGTGCTGGTATACCCGCCGCCCTCTTCGAATGCGCGGCCGGCTTGGACCTTAATAATTCTTTTGACTTTTTCGTTTGGTTTTCCACGATGTCGCCAGAAACTAGTTGACAACTCAAGTCTTTGGATCTTTACGAGATCTTGAATATCTGCAAACAAGACATTTAGCGGTACGTATACGCCGCCACTGGGCGCATTAACTGGTCCTGCAGGGGCGAGACTGTTATATGTAAACGCGATGTTCTTGCCTGAGTCAAAGTTAGTTCCACCTTTGATATTCCTATTAAAAGTTGCATCAAAGAAATATGTCTGATTTTGCTGCGAACGTAGATTTTGATTGTGGTGATACTTAACCCCGCCAACACTTGAAAGAGTTGGCATGCTCTTGCTTAAGTTTGGAGTACTCCAAATTACTTCTTTGAATGTCTGCCGTTGCGCATCGATGGTAGAATCGCCGGATGTTATTTCCGGAGATGATGTTTCTGCTCTCTTCTGCCAATACTCTGGCCTGACTTTGGCACTCCGAGGAGAAGATGGCAGTGGGCTTCGTGACGCGTCCCATGGCCATGCTGCCTCACCAACGCCGCGCATTGGAGGCTCTGGATCTGGGGAGCGGAACTCAATCGTCGGGAACTGTGTCTTATATTTGTTTCTCTCTAAGACGTGGCTTTCAACTGTGTTATACGAATCTTTTACAAAATCGGCTGAGGCTGGGACTAGCTGGCCGATTATAATCGCTAGCGCGTCATCAAACCATTTATAATATTCGGTAAACTTTTCGACGGTTCCGACGTCTTTGACCCGCTCAAAATATACTCTTCTCAAGTGCTCCATGGCCTTGTATTGCATACGATATCGATTGGCTGGGTGCCCAATCAAGTGATGGAAGTCTATTGCTCCCGCGAAAAAGTCTAATATTTCTTCTGTTACTGCTCCATATAGGCTCTTCTCAATAGTATAAATATAATTTGGAATCTGCTCGACTGAGCCAAATATCTCATCATCTGCGCTTCTTATTTGTACCATGTCAGAGCCGATGGCGCGCTCAGGATCTATAAACTTAAACTCATTAACGTTTTTTGTTCTTATCACGTTGGAGTCATTTGTATAAAATCCCGATCCTTTTCCACTATGAAGGTGGCCACCAACGTTTCCAATCCAACCGACTGAAGATCTATTCTCGGCGGAACCAGAACTTAGATCTGTTACGTAAAAATTGCCACTGGCGTCCGACGACGTTACATTTCCGAAATACCAGTTAAGAGCCAATGTCTCATAGTTGTGCGTATTCTGTAGATTACTATCGAGCGCGGAAATATGTTCATAAGAACCTGAAATACCAAAGTTTTCGGAGTCGAAAAGGTGCTGATTTAAAGTTAAATTATCAATGTATTTTGTCCAATACTTCGCTGACGCGGCCAGTATATCTGATTTGTATACATTTGCGCCGGTTATATTCGTATTTCTGGCGCCGACATAAAGTCTCTTGGGTGCGCGGACAATGCTCTGGCCTACGGCCTTGGTAACCGAAGAAGACACTTCAAACTCATTCAATACGGTCCCAAGATTATTGTTTATTCCCCTAAACACAACATCGTAATTGTATACCTGGGAGCCACTGACTAGATCTGTAAAGCCATAGTTGCTTGGCTTGATTCTAACTGAGAAGTTCCAGTTACTGTCGTCGTACACATCGAAGAACATACTACTGGTTAGAGTTGGAAAATTGTGCGGGTCGGTAGACGATGTTAATACGAAATACGCATTCTTAGAATAAGATTCGTCTCTTACTGCGTATACTTGAAAGTTTGCCACATCTTGGGCGCCCGTAAGGAATGCCGTATCTGACGTCGAAGCTGTGTTGACCGTCTGAACACCGAAGAGGGATATATCCGAGAAGTCTCTCGGGAATGGATCTAGTTGCTTATAAAATCTTGGAAAAACCAACGACGCTTCAGCCGTAAATCCATACTTATCCTCATAGCCCGATGCATTGGTTCCGCTAATGTACCCTCTTGTTGAGCCTGTGTGAGGATCTGCTGCCTGATGAATGACTGCGGTAATCCCGTCGGATGTATTAAAGTTTGCGAAGGTCTTTCTTTTTAACGTCTGCTTGAGGCTATTTTTAAGTTCATATTGCTGATTGTTGGAATATACATTATACGTTACAAGATTATCGTTAAGATTAAAACACCTTAACGTGTTGCGAATTGCCTTCTCGGTCCCCTTTGCCTTATAAATACCGGCAAGGTTGTTGTATAAATTAGAGTATATCAGGTTTTTAGTTTCAACAAGATCATTTTGAAAATGCTCTTTATCAGTTCTGTTTTTAAATTTTTCTAAAATTGTCGAATCAACAAATATTTCTGGGGTATAAAGACCTAATGACTGCGGGAGATGTTGCGCAAACGGGAGAGCCTCGGCGGAAGCGCTAGTATAATTGAGGTGTTTGAAGGTTGGAATCCCGCCAATTTGTAAATATAATTTATCAAAATACGTACCAAGGATATGACACATCTTGTCTAAATCACTTTGATCTGATATCTCCATATCTTTGGTAATCCAAGAGGGAACCAGATTTCTAACAATGGCGCTATTGCGGGAATCATGGAAAGAACCACTGGCCATCAGCCCTTCTTTTAATTCCGATACCCGGGGGTGAGTTGCCTGTATGATTGGATCTTCGTATTCTTTGGTTGCTGCCGAAGAGGACAATATAGCTGAGCCTGTGTTTCTAGAAGTTGTTGTATAACCTGTCCAAACTCCATTGCAGAGGCGCCCACCATAATCCAGCACGACGCTATCGATGTCGCTATCTCCGGTGATACCCTCGTTAAACTTATAATACATCCCAAGTTCTGTATTCGAGATGTCTGTGTTGACACCGCCGCGAATTTGATCGAACCAGTATTTCCCAATTTGGGCTCCGTTGCGACGTACCTTCCAAAACCTGAACTCGTCAAGTGAGCCGCTTAATTTGCCGGCGCCGGCTGCTGCAGCACTACCAGAGGGTGACGTAACCAGCGCTCCTATGCGGGCGACCATATTCTTTGAGCTAAGTTCTCCTAGTTTTCCGCCGGTGTATGCGTTTGTGTCATTTAAATATCCATTAACATATAAATCAGTCTTAAAGTCTGACCCGGAGTTGTACATTGTAATTGCATAGTGGCGCCAAGAAGAGAAATCTCCAGAAGAAAGATCTTGACCTATTGAAGAAGTAAAGCACATCTGAGCAGAAGCTGACACAGTGCCAGACTGTGCTGTGACTAGAATAGGGTTCCCTGATCCGGCGCCGCCAGTTAGTTCAATGGTAATGCGACCATAACCTGCGCTGGTTGTGACCTCGTTGTTCCACATGTCGAAAACAACCTGCTTGTGTGTTTCAGTTGTTCCCAATGAGCCCGTCTTTAACCAAAACTCTACTGTGACCCCTGTATCAAAGTCGCTCTTAAGGTTGGACTCTCTGGTTCCCTTGCCATAATCTGAACGAAGGCCGGCAGTATCATATATGCTTTCGTCATAAATATTGTTGCTCTGAAATTTGCTTGACAGCGGATCAGGTTCCATGTCCTTTAACTTTGTTAGGGACGTTGAAATATTTGGACCACCGTAAAAAGTAATATACTCGACTGTCTCCGGCAAGCCATATCCATTAGTTGTCATGGGGCCCGACCGAGTACCCCAGCCACCGGTGCAGAAAGTTATATATCCGTTCGTACGAGGATACATCTTGTTGAAAATGTGCTTTTCAATCGGCAATGACCTGTTATAGAACTCATTAAGTTCGGCATCCGAGCCATCATAGGGGTAATAGTCTAGAATCCTCTCTACTGCTGATTTATAATAGAGATAAGCAGAACCAAACTTTGCAAAATTATCCGGGTCTGCATAATCTACTTGAGGCAGGTGGGTATCCTGTCGGATCCTTAGCTGCTTAAGATTCTTGGAAGATTCAATTTCCTTAAATGCTTCTTTTTGCTCTTGATCTGTTAAATACTGTCTAGATTTATCAGATCCATCAAAAAATTTCTTAATACTCATTCTCTATCACTCTAAACTTGAAAGCCTTATCTTGTTCGATCCATGAATTTAAATCCGGCTCATAAAACGCAAATTTAAACGCGTATTCATATCCTGCCTCTAGCATATTCATCTTTAAATCAAAATAATTGCCGGAGATGTCATAAGAAAGTCTCGTTTGAAGGTCGGAACCGGTTCCATACGCAATCGCCTCTTGGCCATCTATCATCCGAATAACCCGATAAGAAGCGCTAATAATTGATGTTGAGGCTACATCTTCGTTTGCCTTTGTGTATACGGTTGGGCTCCAGTACTTGTTGCGAACAAACAAATTAAACCTAGCCGTTTCCGTAGTTTTATATTTGTTTTTTAAATTTGTTATGTTAATGAAATATACCGGCTCTCTCGTATCGACTTGTGCCGTTAGCACTTGCGGCGAGATCGATCCTGTGAAAAGTTGTCCCGTTTTTGAATACGAACCAGTCCACCATATGTCATATAAGGTCGGGATTGGTGTAACAGCAGAGGTTATGGCGACAGATGCAGAATAAATGCCTGTCGAGACCCACCCTCCTGTTATGGCATATGTGCCATCGTATAATATTAACCTAGAGCCGGAAGGTGTTGTATTTTTGGTCGATCCAGAGTGCATGCTCACCATAATGGAGCCTGTAGTTCCGACACTTGGTATGTCTCTTAGTTTGCCGCGCACATAGTTGTATAGATAAAGGGTGTTTAAGTTATCTGCGGCCGGTGCCAACGAGCTACTGTAATAAAAGTTGCCCCTGTCGTCTAGCTTTGGAGTTGCCCAGCGGGCTTCGATACAGGGGCGTTTAAAGAAATATTGGGAACCTCGTGCGAAAAACCTCTTAGTGTAGTATGATTTAAGCGCTCCGCCGGTATTATTAAGGGTAATCCCGTCCGTGGGATCTTCATAGTATCCTTCGTATGAGGATGAAAACATAATCCCTACACCGTAATTCCCCAGATCGTCTGCAACCCAGTGTTCCACCAACCCGGTAATGTCAATCTCCAAGTCTTCTAGGCCTGTGGAGAAATCTTGCGTGTAGACTGGCGGATTTCCAGAGGCATCCCACTGATCTGAGGCGGTCAAATAATCGCCTCCGATGTGTGTCCACGCTACTGTCTTTGATGCGCGCATCCAGTTTGAGCCTATATTTCCCTTGGTTTTATCTTTATAATTATCAAGATCGAGGCCGACGCCTTCTTCCCACGAGCGCGAAACAGCCTGCACAATCAGAGAATAATTCTCCGGAACCGTTCGTGAATGAGGCGCATTGTGCAATCTCAAATAAAACTTAACACTTCCAGATGTCGGTAGAACACCAGCGGTTCGATCAGAAGAAATCTCACTTGTAGGAAATTTAATCAATATCCTAGAAAGCTCTTGAGAAGCCAAAGCCAGCGAACTGCTTGGAGTCTGGCGCCCATAAATAGAGAAGGTCTCTAAAATATCGGACATACCCATATTCGAGCCTGTCCCTCTTGTAGATAAGTTCCCCTGATAAGCGCTAGCTATAGTGTTATCGGCACTGCCTGTATATCTTCTTAAGCCCATTATCTAATCTTCCCAATGATATCTACCTCTGGATATTTAATCTCAAATATTGCATTATACGGAACAACTATGTAGGAACCATCGGGAGATAAATTATCGTTTATGTTTATTGCCGATGACGAATAGCTGCCAGCTGTCTTGGGATTAACCTTGACTTTTGATACGTCCAATACGCCATCTACCTTTTTCAATACTTCGTATATTTGACTAATGTACAATGGCTCTCCAATAAAGAATGGCTCCTTATAATGATCCTTAAGCGCGTCTATGCACTTATCCAAAACCTCGTATTTATCACTAGCCTGTTGTGGCTTAACAATAAACTCAACTCCAAAGTTAAGGATGTAAGGATCCAAAATATCGACTGTATCATTAATCATTCTATACTGATTTATCCATGTTTTTAAGTTATTTTTTATTACTGTGTTGGCAACAGTCAGTTTACCGGCAATATCTTCAGAGAGAATGTACATATTTAAATTTCTCTTTTGTGAGTCTGCGTCCTTTTGAACCGACACTCTTTTAATGGCCCCAAACTTTGCCGGCATTCTATAACACAGGTTTTCATAGTCTGCCTGGGTTACTGCTCTGTTTTGTGTCGGAAACGTGTCATAAACTCTTTGTTTAATTTCAGAAGTAGACGGGAGCGTAACATCTCCAATAATGGGTTCTTCATTCGTAATCTCTAAGGAACCCATTATTTCACTAACTTTAACTGCGCTCAGTTGTTGTCTATCGGTGAATTCAAAACTGGTCGAACCGACGGTATTGAGTCCTCCGACCCCAATATTTGAATTTGTCGGGTTTGTTGTCCTATACGTTATAGTCAAAGTAGTATTTGCGGGAACGATACCAAATGATTCATTCTGAGATAATCTCGTTGGATCGAATGTCGTGTCGGTCACATACGTCTTTCCAAATACATTCATTGCTACATTTTGTGGGTTCGCCACCACGTTGGAATCGCCTAGCTTGCCACTACCAAATTGAAGTGTAATCTGATCGCGATCTTGCTGCAATATAAATTTCCTGGAGACCAAAAATGGCTTTATGATGGAGGGGACATTGTCGTTTTTATAGTTGGGGTTGGTTATTTCTTTAAAAATCATATCTTGCGCCAAATAATCGACTTCAAAATATTGATTCCCCTCTGAATCGAATACTGAAAGGACCTCTGAGACGTTACCTGTGGAAAGGGTGGTTCTATAAAATGGCACATAGGCTCCTACCTCTACAGTCTCTTGATCTAACTGGCCAGAGACAACAGTACCATATGTTTTTACAGCGTAGTGGGTGGGGGCGCCGGTGGTCGGATCCACTCTTGCTGCAACTGTTAGATTTCTAGGATCTGAGAAGTCGACATTCTCTGTAATCATGAACAAGAGGCCGGTTGTGCTGCTGAAGGAGCTTCCCCTTTTTAATATCGGCATGTAGGCAGGATCGGGGCCTAGGCCGGTGCTAGACGCTGGTATGAGCAAAAACATTCCTATAGAGCCGAATGTCGAAGGTCGACCAGTGAACTTGTAGCCCAAAGAGCGGCCGTGTCGCACAACGTTTCCAAACTGAAATGCAGTGTCGAGGAAGCTCTCATTAACGTTATAGTCTATGTAAAACGAAAGCTGGTCGCCGATATAGGCCACCGCATCTAGCATCATAGCTCCAAAAGAGGCCTCGCTGAAATCTTGGAAGGTATCTGGATAAAATCTTTCTGCAATCTGGAGCAAGTCCGCTCTGATCGACTCGAATTCGCGATGAGTGTAATCAATCGGTATTAATTTTTTCTGTTGTTTGGGCATTAAAAAAACCTCACTTTAAATAGTGAACTCTAACAAATCTTCGACATTTAAACTTGGAATTGAGTATTGTATATTTATATGAAGTTTGTTATAGTTTATCTGATCTTCCGCAAAATTAACCTCTTTGAGCGTGATGACTGGCAAGTAGATACTTATTTGTTCGAGTATTTTACTCTCAATATTGTTGAAGGTCTGCGTCGAGAAGGTGTCGAAAATATAGGTTTGAATTCCAACACCAAAATTGGGCTCCATCACCCTTTCTCCGGGGTGGGTTAGCAAGAGCATTTTAAAATTTTGTTTTATGAGTGTTCTAAAATCTTTGATCATCTCGAAACCATCACCAGAATCTTTAGTGATTGGCAGTTTAACTGATAGTGATGCCATTTTTTTAATCCCTCATTATAAATATCGCTAATCTTTCTTTTTGCACAGTTCGCCATTCTCATTAAAGGGATTAGATCTGACTCTGTTTCTTTTCCACCATGGTAAAAAGGCTTTTCCGGGGCTAATCCTAAACTTTTCTTTCAACTGTTGCATGTAACCTTGCGCAAGGTTGTCCATTTCTTTCTCGGTACCGCCGAAATCCCGACTTCTGTAGTGTACTTGAAATATTCTCTTCAATTGTTTTGCGGTCTTTCTCAATGTAAGTTGATCCCATTCGTCATATTTCTCAACAAATAGCGATGGCCAAAAACCATGGCGGTCGTTTTCAGCAACCCAGCCGGGAGTATGTTCCATTGTGGCGCCTTCGACGATTGCGATATCATCTTCAACTTCCTTGCCCCACCAGTTCTCGCCCTTTACCTCGATCGAGCCCCAATCTAAATCGGCGTATGTTCCGGGCTTTTTAAGCGCGCTGGTTGTTGAGTAGGGGCCATATTCATTGGCATCGTGGAACAAGTCTCCGAAGCTGGCGCCGGCGTCGGCGGTTACCTCTCCGATAGAAGGCAAGAATCCTACATCTTGATATATCGCCATTATGGCCAAAACCTTCTTAAGAGAAAATGCGTAATTTGTAACAAGCTTAAACTTCTGATCTTCCTTGAGTAACTGAATCAAACAATACAATAATTTGCTATCTGCTTCAATAGCAGCAAAAGTATTCACGGGAACATCTAGAGCATCGATCTCTACTCTGGTTATTTCGGTATTGGCGCCCCACCCAAAAAATAATCCATACCTAACACCTAGTTCGCCTCTCAATGGTGCACCAGCAAGCACGTTTCCTTCGCTATCTTTGTTTAGTTTCAATGTTCCAGGGAAGCTTTGAGATATCAGCCCTCCCCCGGCGGCTCGGACGGCATTTACTCCGCTCTCCATGTTGTAATACGCACCATCGACCTTGATATACTTATACAACGTAAATGGTTTCTCCTTAGTGGTGCTGGCGCCATCGGGTCCATCTGGTACGTCTCCAAGGGGAGTGAATACCGATTCGTAGTTCTTCTTCTTTTTGGCCGGCGGGACAGGCTCTTCGTCTACTGGGGCATCGATCTCGGTCACGATCTCGGTTCCAATTATGATCTTGTTGGCAAACGCCCTTAACTGTTCTGTATTGTCTTCAAGTTCTTCCCCTACAAAGTACTCATCCATGCCAGTCTCTTCGCTCGTGGTGCCATGGTAATAGCCGACATAATCGCTGCCGTCTGTGACTGAGTACTCGCCACCGTGCGTATAAAATGGGCCGGGCCACGTGACCAAAGGCGGACTTACTGGTTCGCCGGTTTCATCGTCAACAACAATAGAAACTTCTGGGTATTCGATCCCGGGCAGCGGCGATTCCGTCCAGGCCATATCTCCCGCTTTATCCGTTGCTGAACTTGGCAACCCAACAACCTCTTCTACCAAAGTTCCCTCAAGAGTTAGGCCGAGTTCTTCAGTGCCGGCACAAAAAGTAGTCATATAATAGTAATCCAGATCAGTGATATCCGGGGTCATATCCAATGCCTTAAGGTTGCCAATAAGCTTTTGGGAGGTTATAGACAGCTGTTCGTTAACTAACTCTTTTAGAACTAGTTTGGCATCTTCCTGCGTTCTGTAAATCGAATCCAGATTTTTCTCTTCGCGGAAATTCTTAAGACTATTGAAAAATCCAGTTTCACCAGACATCTTTGCATCCCAGAGATCTTCGCCGTATGCATAGTCAAAACTCTCTTGTAAATTGTTAAGCCTAGTGAGGGCGTCTTTTACGTTTTTTGGAACATTGGCGCCATCAACACCAAATTCTTCATTATCAACTCTACGACCATATGTCTGTACTGCCTGCTCTAAGAATGCATACCAAAATTCATTGTCTTTAAACGGGCTCAAGAAATCGGCGCCGGCATTACGAAAGGTATCTTCCATACACTCAACAATGTAGGCAGAATAAATATTACTGTAGTTTGTCGGAAAGACTGGTGCAAACTTTGTGAAGATCGGAAGGCCTTTGAGGAAGTGAACGCCGGCGAATACTCTGATGCCGGCAGAGATGAGGCCTTCTATTGTCGCCTTAGACATTCTTGCCAATATTCTATTGTATGGAACCTCGACCACACAATCTGGGGATCCCTTAAGGCGACTGTCTTCTGGAATTTTGGGATACGAATTGGATATCTTATCGGATATATCTTTAAAGTCGATAACGTCTGTTGTTTTTGGGCTGCAAGGGCTCAACTCGGGGAACATGACATCCACAATACCTGCCCACCCTTCTGATTTGTGGGGCTTAACATATACCGGGGGATTCATGTATGTGCCACCGTACTTTCCAGGATCTAGATAAAATACTCTTGTTTTCTCGGGATGTGTGCCGCGGCGTTTGTTCAGCCACTGGTTTCTACTCCACCCCAAGGCGGCATCGTCATTGGATATTGGCCGAGTGCCGTCTCTGTTTCCATCGCTATTATAATTTGCAACTTCTAGCATATAATAGTCGACGCCACTTTTATTCTTCTTTGGGGTTTTGGGATTAGAGCCGCCGGCATTCTTAAATTTGGGTGGAGCAAGATAGTCAAAATCCGACATATCCAAATCATCAAACTGGGCCCCGTAGCGCCAAGCTTTTTTGTTATTGGCTATCTCACTGCAAATCTTCTTAAACTGTTGCTGCATAAAGTCGTCGTATGCGCTCTTAATAGATTCTTTTGAGTGTTGGCCCTTAAATAAGTCATACAACATATTAACTTGCGGAGGATAGGGAGTTTGTCTTAAAAAGCACTCGCTTAGGCTGGGGAAATCTTCTATTGTGAGCCCTTCGGAGCCAGGATCATATAATGAATCTAGGCCGTCATCAACAGCAAGAAACTCATATTTTCTAGACTTTAAAATCTTAGGATCTGGTGGGTCTTCGGACTTGCCGCGGGCGTTGCCGGCATTGACTTCTTGGAGTTTTTCATATCCATCTTTCATCGCGGCAGCCATATTGTAGAGATCTGTAATATAGATCCTCACATTATCGTCGGGACGGTTGGCATATCCTCCCTCTGGAGTTTCATGCATGTCCGAAAAATATGCATTTACATTAAATCCATAACTCCACGAGGACTGGCCCCCGTTTTGGCCCATTCGATATCCTTTCGCGTTGTCTTTAAACTCCAATTTTATATCAGGCTTATCTTTGCGGGGCTTTTTGATAAACCACATTCGCTCTTTGTCCCATTGTGGGGCAGTCTTTACATTGTACCCCATATCTGGAATTTCCGTTAAGTTTATATCACATATGAACAAACCACAGAAGCCTAAGTCAGAAAAACTAATAGGCCATTTAGCGGTACCGCGAGGGGAGTTGGTGCTAATAAAGTTCACACTATCCCCAAGATCTTTCCCAATATTACGGAATCCCATATCGTTTAGTTCTTGAGACTTCTCGCCGCCGGCGGCTTCATATTGATACATGAGCCATTCTCCGACGTATTGAGGGTATGCTCCTTCTTGTTCGGCTAAACTAGAGAAACTGATACCCATTGCCGCGCCGTCGCTGTCGTCGTTCGCCTTTTTAATCCATCCGTTATCAACATCAGTATAGAAATCAACATAGTTTTTGTCATTAAACGATTTTCTCTGGTGAACCGTGAAGGGGTTGCCCATAGTGTCGGACAATACCATATTTATGAATCCCCACCCAGAGTCTCCGCCGGAGAACAGGCCGCCGTTACCAAGCATGTCGGTACAAAAGGCAATATGAATTTTCTTCATTTCGCCATCCATCGCGTTTGCAGCTTCTTTGATAAACTCATCGGGCTCATATGGCATCATACCATTGTTGCAACCCGGATCCCCCACAATAGGAGGCATCTGATCTGCGATGGCCGGGCCGATTCCATTTTGCATCAGCGCGGCGACTTCATCTAGATCGTCCATCATTGTGCCGCGCCAATTCTCAAACATGGTGTCGCACTGCTCTGGTGAGGCGCGGCCTTCTAATAACTGGCACCTTAAGTCCTTGAATGATTCTAATTGTTCGGGTGTGGCGCACAGTGTGGGATTTGCCGGAGTCTCATCGTTGGGACCCAGCTTGTCCAAGGCGTCTCTCATTTCATCTCTCATCTCGGCTGGAATCAGATTGCCAACGTTAGAGAAGAATCGTCCAATCGATTGTGGAGTCGGGAGAGCATCGCGGTAATCTGGATATCCATTTTCAACAATTTGATCGCCTAGGCGCAGGAAAGTTTCTGAAGGCTCTCCCAACATGGCACTAACCAGTTCTGCTTGAGTGGTTGCAGATGAGAGGTCTTCTGCGAATGTCAGTGCCCTGTCGGGATCTGCTAGCGCCTGACCGCCGACACCAAGATCTGCCACAAGCTGTGTAACAACGTTATCCATTTCATCGTCTGACATGTCTTCGCCGCAAATCGCGTCTCTGAGTACATTGCTGAACTTCTTCTTTCCAGTAAGAATTCCGGGGAGTGACCCTGCCACAGCACCAGTAACTTCAAGAGCCTTGCAGATCGCGGATCCGATTAGTTCGCAAATCTTAACAATAATTCTTATGATTGTCCGAATAATCAGCTGCAAGATTAAGTCCTTGAGAAGCTCCCACAAGATGCCGAAGATATCCATCAGCTTAGGCCACCATATAAATGGATTTTCGAGCCTAGGTAGTGTTATTTCATTCAAGTTCCTACAGAATGGAAGAGTTAAACTCTTCAAGAAATCGTCGAGACCTGGATTGAAGAGTGGAGGCCTTGGGCAATCTAATGTTGAGAGAAGCATTGAAATGATCTGGGCTCCAGGGAAATCATTTAGTTTATCCAGAAGCATCAGATAGTTCTCTGAATATATATCCAAAAGAGCCATTACGTATGCTTCCATAATCACATTTGGATCTAGTTCGTCTTTTGCGACCGCTCCGACGTCTAATTTCTGCGCTAGCGACCTTCTTGATGTCGTCGGATCCTCTGATGAGGTGGTCGCAGATTTGCCGCGGCCGCCGCCGCCACCAGGAGTCATTTGACCCATGCCGTTGGCTCGCAAAGTCTTTTTCTGTGCTTCTACGACTTCTGGATTCTGCCATGGGGGCACAATCTTAGTTTTTCCGATGAACTTCCCTTCCTTGTCCCCCTTGGCCACTTTGGATTCTGCGCCTGCTTGTCCTTGGGCATCTGTGTATTTCTCTGTGAGTCCCTCAAGGCCTTCCTTGGTCGTGAGTTTCTTCTGTACCATTTCTCCGAGCTTCGCTTGTTGATCCGGCGGAAGACCTACGAACAGAGATCCAAAATCTTCTATTGACATGGCCTGCAGGGCATTCTTTAGAAGGATGGCTAACGCCTCTTCCAGACTCATACCTTTTGTTAGGCACTCTACGGCGGCCAATAACAAATCGAATAGGCCGCAAACTTTTATTCTTTCAAGTCCGTTTGCCCATATATCGTCCATCATCTGAATCGGGGAACCTTTTCTAAACATAAGCATTCTCATACAAAAATGCGCAAAGATTTGATCGCGAGGATCGACTTCTTTATAAGCACCCATCATGGCGGCGCCCCACATCGTACTTTTATCCGCCTTTATATCATCAAGCACCTGTTCGGAAACACCAAAGTTCATTCCAATTTCAGCCTGATCTGCGGCATTTTCGGTTGGATCATATCTACACAAGTTTTTGTGGAACGCATAGGCAATCGCGTCTCCGATGCTGAATACATCGTCCATAATATCTTGGCCAAGTTGCTTGGCCTCATTAGCTAGTGCGTTAGCAATACACTCTGGAATGCTTTCTTTTCCGCTCGGCATGATTTGGCCAGCGCCGGGGCCGGTGGAATGTATTTCTGGGTATGTGTGCTCCTTTAAGACTTCTAGCCATGGGCGCTCGACGCGAGCAGAAAACTCTTTGGCAAGCTCGCTTAATTTGAAAAAGAACGCTACTGCGGTCGGATTTTTCCAAGCATTGCGAGTTGTCAAGGCCCTTATCCTGTTCTTCCCAAAATAAATCGGTCTTTCGTTACATCGGTCAGTCCACACCTTAATGCTCTTAAGTTTATACTTCCCGGTTGCTTTAAGCTCTATTTTTTCTACGGTCTCGGTGAACCAATGTGGGAATCCAGTATTTGGAATATTTAAATCTTGCGTATTAAGCCAATCATCCAACTCTGAGAGGCATTGCGCAATATATGAGTTATTCTCCCATGGCAAATAATCTGCATAGTCTTCTAAGTTGAATATTCTACCATCTTCATGAACGAGGTTCGCCCCCTCCATCGTGCGATATACCTTAAGATATCTTGAATATAGATAAAGGCCTTTTCGAGTTTTGATACAATCCATGACCAAATCGCCAACTTCATATGTGACTGTTACATCTCCCGGTTCCGGCTCTTCCTCTTCTGGTGGTTGCGCCTCGGGTATCGCTTCATATACTTCAAATGGTACTGAATATAACAATTGAACATACGAACCCGGATTTGGTTCAAGCCAATATTCTGTTTTTTCGATGGCGTTTTTAACTTTCTCAATCGATTCGTCTGAGGTATCTTTTCCTCCCCAATCTAAAAGGGCGCGAATGCAGCCCGGACGCGGCTCTCCAGGGTCGACTGGGTGATCAACGAGCCACTGTGGGTCAAGGGTGTTGTAAACATCTTGATACCAGTCGAGCATATAGTGTTCCCAAATTTTTTCAAGTCTGGCAGCTGCATCTTCTTCGGATATGCCGTCATAACCCAGTATTGTCTCTTTCGTTAAAAATGAAACTTGATATTTACATAATTTTTCATTTAAATACGGTTCCGCCTGAGTTAGATTTTTCCAACGGGGAACTGTCGCTTGAGGATTGGGGGAACACGGCAGGCAAGCATCGACTCTTGGTACAGCCGGATCCGGACACACATCGGGCAGCATGTCTCCATTCTTATCCTGCCATTTAAAAAATTTAGATTTAGATTCAGCCATAATTTATTCTCTTAGGTGGTTTTAACATTCCTACTCCAGAGGCACTTATAGCCGCCGGCAGTTAGGTAATTTATTCTCCATGTAACCAACTCAGTGCGCAAGTGATATAAAGAAATTTTACCTTTCAAGACTGACGATAATGTTGCATAGGTTGCCAGGCCACTTAAAGGAGGAGCAGCGGTACCAATTGCTACCCACATCTGTTCTGCAATCGATGCTACTGCCATGGTTGCCATCATTGTCATTTCTAGATGATCGCACAACTCTCCGAGGGCATCGCGGGTGTTGCCACCTTTAGCTATCCCTTGAAGACCTCTAATCCTCTCTTTCGGATTAAACAGGCCTCCCCACACAACCTGATCCCGTACATTGTTTCCTGCAATAAACTCGATGTTTGGCGCAGGTTGGGAGATTTTCTTGCCTAGCGATGTTGGTTCGCCGCCGGGCTGGTGTTTGACATCTTGCATGCCGCCAGTGATCAATTTAACACTTTCGCGACCGATGATTCTTACCGCATCCGCCTTTACTCCAATTCCTGAGCGCGCCTTCGATTGGACACCGACACCGCGCGCGATACCAAAGTTGTGATCAATATTGGTCATTTGACTAATGTGGATTCGGGCTGCATCAGCAGAAAAGTCTGGATTAACGTACGTTACTTGACCTTTTGACGTCTTCGGGCCTTTGCCCTTTCTGGCGGTGATCATGCGCCCAACAACCAAATCAATGGATGCAGCCTTGCAGCCCCCATACGCTCCGTAACCAGAACGTATAGAGTTTGGCCTATCGGTACCAAGAACGATATAAGCGCCCTCGCCAGTTAATACAGTTTCGTTTGCCGCCTTAAGATAACCAATGCGCCCTCCGCGGCCGGCTCGATTGGTACAGAACGCAACTGAATGGAATAGGCCGGATTTTGGGGGAAGCTTTTGTTTGCTGCCGAGGGCGCGCGAATTCAGTGACCGCCCAGACGCGGTCGAATCGCCCGGGATCTGGCCTTCTGAAATTTTAACTTTGTCGTCTGCCATATGATTTCCTGTTACACTACTAAATATTATAGTTTATAATTATGACTTGTTTAAATTATAAGGTTTTTTTTATGCGTTTTGCCATTTAGTTAACGAAGCTTGGAACGAACTCTTGACGCCGCTCCAGCTTTTTTTATAGATTTTGCCTTTTCTTTCTACTTGGCCATCGGCCTTAAGTTTCACCAATTCCTCCGGACTTAGCGCTAAGTTCCATTGCCGATAATAATTCCACGTCAAGATTTCTGCATCTGCCTCAATCGAGTTGCCCGGCGGTGTTTGAAATACTTTCATTTTTCCAGCTACTGTCTTTCCAAACACGGTCATACCTTTAGCTAAAGTGTCAAATCCGGCGAATATTCTTTGATCTCCGCCGCCGTCTCTAAAACAAGTTTGATAATCGAAATCTGCCTGACTGGTACCTGCAAACTGGCCTCCATCAAGCTGTATTCCTGCAACGTTATTATTCGGGAAACTAAACTTAGACTGTTCTTTAACAATGAAAACAAACATTATCTTTTGAATATGTTCTGGCTGGCCTGATGCCTTCACGGCTGCTATCACCTCGGCTTCTGTGTATTTCTTGAATGTTGTGGGCTTCTTTGCTAACGCATCGTATGTCGACGCTTTGCATTTAGCGAAAGTTGAATCATCCTTAGCACCGCACTTATCATTGCCACCTTTGCATTGGTAGTATTTGCCCGGATTATTGGGGGCCCCGGCGGTAGTACCGCCCATGGGCATGTTCTGGGGTTGCTCCCATCCGCCAACTAATCCAACAAGCGAGGCGCATTCGGTGCCCGCGGTGTTTACTGGGCTTTCTACACTTAGGGTATTTATAAATCTACCATATTCTAGATTGTAAGCTTGATCGGTTCTCTCTAATTCAACTGAAACAATATCTCCGCGAGTTACTGGTTGACCTTCTATAATATTTGTGCTAATAAATGTTGTATGCATTGCAATAATTCTATATGTCATATTCTCATCTTTCGAATATGATGGATCACACGGATCAGGAAGAAATGCGTGTGGAGAGCTTTCACCTATGATGCGCGCTTTAAACGCATATCTTTTATTTCCGTCGTTTCCCGTAGAACCACCGTCAAGAGCCATAAGCTGATTTGAAGAAAGTGGAAACATATCAGTTAGGGCCCTGGCCCTAAAAACCGTTTTGCCGCTATATGTGTCGTATGCCATTCCTTTGCGAAATGACTTACCATATAGATCAAGCGAGCCTTGTCTATCTGTAAATAGTGTCCAGTCGTGCTTCTCTCTGTTTGACATACTTATCAGGCCCCCTCTTCCCAGTCGCTTCCATCAGTACGAGGCTCGCCATCAGGTAACTCACGCCACGTGGGGGGCGATGCATTTTCATCGATCCACTCCCATTTGGTACCTTCGTTGCTTTCATCGAGCACCGGTGCGACCACAGCGACAGCGTCACCGGCGACGTCGCTGGTGCCACATTTGGTGCCGCCGGATGTGTTCTGCATTAGATAGGCCATCGGATCAATCTTACCCCCTGATTCGGTATTTGGGGCGCCGCGGAAATGCACCTGCATGTGTAGGTGAGGACCGCTGCTATTTCCAGTGCTGCCTACTTGTCCAATCTGCTGGCCGGCTTTTACTGTGGCGCCTGGTTTGAGGCCGGCGGCGTACGCGGTCATATGAGCATAATAGGTTTCTATGGGGTGGCCGCCGGGGGACTTAGCCGTGTGTAGAAGTTTTATCCAGTTGCCCATCAGTTTGCCGCAGTTACAGGGAGATTGTTTCCCTTTGCCCGGGCCGCATTTCCCTCGCGGGGCTTCTGGGCATACCTTGTCGTTCATGCCTTTTACGGTGCCGTCTGCGATTGCATATATCGGGGTACCCTTCTTGGCGCCGATGTCAACTGCGTGGTGGCCCGACTCGCGAGAACCGAAGGGGCTTGTTATTTTAAACTCAGCTGCCGGTACCGGAGAAGTCAGATTCTCTCCTGTTTTCAAATCAGCCCTGCCAATCCAATCTGGATGCGCGCCGTTATTAGCTGCCCATTTGGCATGTGACGACCTGGGAACCTTAATCCCGCAGGCGCCCTGAACGGTGCTCATACCGCCGGGGAGCATGCTCGCCACGGTGCCGGCTGGAGCAGGAGGTGGGCCGCCCCATTCGCCTACGAGGCCCACCAAATTGGCGCATGCGGTGCCCTCTGTCGCGACTGGGTTTTCTACAGACGATAGTGAAACATGCCGACCATATTCCAAATTATATGAGTAGTCGCTTTTGTCTAGTTCCACATATATAATGTCACCACGCGTTACGCTGTCGCCGCCGTTTGCCACTGTTGCAATAAAAGTCGTATGCATTGCAATAACTCTATAAACGGCCTCATCGTTCACCAAAGAATCGGCCGGATCACAGGGGTTGGGTAGGAATGAGTGTGGAGAGTTCTCTCCGATTATTCTACCTTTATAGGCATATCTTTGATTCGCATTATCACCGCCGCCCGTACTGCCGCCATCAAGAGCCATGGCCTGATTAGAGTTTAATGGGAACATATCTGTCAACGCAACTGCTTTAAACTGTGTTACCGCATTATATGAATCACCTATGAGACTTTTGCGCACAGTATTGCCATAGATGTCCATTGCGCCGGCGCCATCAGTAAAAGTTGACCAATCATATTTTCCTTGACTCATCTATATGTCCCCCCCAACTTTCCTTCC